TTGGGTGATTTGGATTTGCGAGAATGGCGGCAACGAGAGTTGTGACCATCTTTATCTCCCTGTCAATTTCCATTTATGTATGGGCTCCTTGTGATAGTGATAGTGGTGGTGGTGAGAAAAAAGCATGGGGGCCATGACTCTCCCCGGCAATCATGGCCCCCACTATCGCGCCCTTCCCCGGGACTATCCCGGGGGAGGCCTCCCCCAGCCAGAGCGCGAATTATTTGGTGGCAGCTTCCAGCAAAGCCGCTGGTAGTTGCCGATGATATTTGCGGATGATCTTCTGGCCGAAGAAAGCCTGTTTTGGGCTTAGACTGCCCTGTGCTGCGAGGCTATGGCCGAAGGTTGTATCGACGCCGTTGAAGCCCACCTCGTCGCGGCTGAAGGCCCCGTCGCATATCCCGGCGAGAATCCGCAGGCAGTCGTGGATGGCGGCCTGCTGTTCGGGGCTGATGTCGTGGCCCTTCTCCTTCTCGAACTTCTCGACCTCTCGCTTCGAGATCGGCGTGGCGTCTTCAGCTACTGGGATCGTCGGCACCTTGAAGTCCAGATCGACCTCCTCGTCCAGAGCCGCATCGATGACCTGTTGCTTGGTCACCAACTGCGAGGCGATCTGCTGGTCGAGCGAGCCCTCCAGCACCAGATGCTGCACCAGCACCGAGTTGGTCTGGCCGATGCGGTGGGCGCGGTCCTCAGCCTGTGAGAGGTTGGCCGGGACCCAGTCCAACTCAGCGAACACAACGTGGCTGCTGGCGGTCAGGGTGATGCCTACGCCTGCTGCTCTGATGTTGCCGATGAAGACCTTGGTCTCGTCATCCTGCTGGAAGGCATCGACAGCGGCCTGTCGGGCGTTGAGCGAGTCGCTGCCCGTCAACGTCACAACCTTGAGGCCTTTGGCCCGGAGGCCATCGGCCAGCTTGGCGACTACGTCGAGGTGATGGGCGAACACCAGCACCTTGCCAGACTCAGCGGCATCGGCTACGTGATCGACCACGTAATCGACCTTTGCCAGCGCCGTGTCGTGGCGGGCAGCACTCATCTCCTCGAAGGCTGCCGTAGCGCCGTCTCTAAGCGCTGCTACGGCCCGCTGGTATGCCTCCGGGTCTTCGGAGACCTTGGACAGGTCAACGGCCAGCTTGAGGGCGCTCAGGCGCTCTTCCTGTGCGGACCATGCGGCCTGCTCTGCTGCGACCAGCTTGCTGGCTCCGTTGGCAGGCAGTTCGATGATCTGTCTGCGCTTGGCGGGCAGGTCCTTGAGTACGTCTTTCTTGAGCCGCCGGACCAAGAAGCGGGTCCGCAACTTCTCCTGTAGTTCGTCCAAGTTGGCCGCGCCGGAGAAGTCCCAGCCCCACCCGTTGTTGTGGGCGTTGGCATAGCGGCGAGCATAGGCGAAGAAATTGTTGAACTCCTCCGGGTCGAGGTAGTTGGCCAGCCCCCAGAGTTCGATGGGACGGTTGACGATGGGCGTCCCCGTCAGCAGCACCCGGCGCTTGGCCTTAAGCGGGTCAATCTTCCACACCTTTTCTTTGTAGCGCCAGTCCCCAAAGACCTGCTTGGTGCGGGCGGCCTTGGGATTCTTGAGGTAGTGGGCCTCGTCGCAGATCAGTACATCCCACGTCCGCTTGCGGAGCTGGGCCTTGTGCTTGGTCAGGATGTCGTAGTTGATGATCACGACATCCGTATCGGGCCATGTGCTACCGATGGCGATGCCGATGGACAGGTCTTTGTTGACCAGCCATTTCTCCGCCTCGCGCTGCCAGTTGAGGCGCAGGCTGGCCGGGACGATGATGAGGATTCTCTTTGCCTTGGGCGTGGAGTTGATGACGCCCAGCGCCTGAATCGTTTTGCCCAGACCCATCTCATCACCGATGAGGACGGCGTCCTTGCCAAGGGCGAACTCAATCCCGGCCCGCTGATAGGGCAGGTATTCGAGCCCTTCGGGCTTGGGGATGTCGGCGCTGCTGTCGGTGGCGGAAGAGGCTGCGAAGGCGTCCTTGCGGGCGTTGTCGGCCCGGGTCAAGGTCGCCTTGGTGGGGCCGCTGGCATAGTCGCGTAACTTGGCCGCGACTTCGACCTTGCTGGTTGTCCAGCGCTTGATGCTGGGGTTCCAGCGAAAACCTGCGGATTTGGGGATGGCACGTTCCTCATAGGTGGTATGAGCCTCGTACACATCCCCCACCTTGATTAGCTCCATGGCGGTGGTTCTCCTTGCTATTTACTGCGTGGTGGTAACATGACTAATCTATCTACTGCGACTACCCATGTCAATGAATTTGCGTGAGCCGTGCGACCTTGGAATCGCACCGGGCATTACAGCCCTGACGGGCTGTCCTCTGCGGGGCTCTATTGTTCAATCACCTCCTCCAAAAATTCTTGAGCGAGTTCGATGCTGGCGCAGGTATGAGCGGATACGTATCCGCAGTCCCGGCAGCGGCAATGGATGGTCGTGGCTAAGACGCCAAGGATCTGGATGTCGCCGTCGCATATCGCGCAGGCCATGATGTTTCCTCCTATGGTAAAACGGAACGTCGGAACGAAATCAGAAAGAATAGCTGGGCCCGTTGGCGGCGATTGCCTTGCGATTGGGGTCGAAGATCTCTACGAGCCCCTCTCCCGTGATTTCAGCTAAGGCGTTGAGATCGCCCTCGCTGACCGTCGCCTTGTTGGTGAGGGAGGAGACGTGGGCGGCGAGGCCCTCGTCAGCCAGGTACAGGCGATCCTGCCCGTAATGGCTCTTGCGATAGAATGTGATGGGCATGGTGCGACTCCTTGTGAGATGTGGTGGTGGGTTATATTGCTCCGGTGGGGTTATTTGTCATCCTCCTCCAGAGCCGCTTTGACGATGTCCCTGATCTCTTCTAACACCTGCCAGAACTCCATCTCTCGCAGGGTAAAACCATCAGGATCTGTCTTTGGCAATTCCACATTGCCAATTTCCAACAATGCCTGCCGTAGCTTGTCGCGTGGAGTCATATCTTGCCATTGTCCCAGTAGAGACTGGCGGCGGAGACGGCGATTTCCTTGTTGCTGTCGGAGTCGAGTATGGTGACGCCCAGCCCCAGCAGCCGCGCCACGCTAAAGGCCTCGAAGATCTTGACGGGGGCGGAGGAGCGATTGCCCTCCAAGCCGATCAGGGGGATGCTCGCCTGCCAGTTGTCACCCCCGGCAACGATGGCTCTGGCTGTATCGACATACAGCAGGCCATCATCTGTCAGGTGGGGATACTCGCTGCTATTGTCAGCGATGGCCAGCTTGTCTCCAGCCCAGTCCCCGGCGTATCCGGGGGACTTGAACCAGAAATAACGGTGGCCGTCCTTGATTTCCAGCGCCAGCGTGTAGTCGCTGGGCTTGATGTTCAGCTTTGCGTCTTTGGTTGCCATGATGGTGGCTCCTCTGTGGGTGGTGGTAGCCGCATGGCCTTGGAACCATGCTGGGCATTACGGCCCCGAAGGACCGTCCTCTGCGTGGCTATGAAGAGGTGAGGTGCTTGCGAGCGCGAGGGTGAGTATATACGACCTCTGTTGAGATCCCGTCTTTCGTATACAGCTTGCCGTTCACCGGATCGACGTGGATTTCGTCCGTTGTGATTGGACGATTAAACTCAATAATCTGATACCCATACTGATGGGTCGTAGAAGATGCACTGTCGCGTATCCGCTGCTTTGCGTTATTCAAGCTGACGCCCAGCGCCCAATGATGCATGGTGTGGGCGTAGTGGGTGTAAGACTTCGGCATGACTGCCTCCTTGTGGTGATGTGGTGGGTTAATGCCTGCGGATTAGCAGGCTGTTCGTTATAGATGGCGTCAACAGATGGTCGTGGCCGATGTCGTAATTTGCTCGTTTAACCAGCATCACATCGATGCCCTCGTCTTCTAATTTGGCAGTGACTCCATTGAGGTCATCAATGTCCTCTGCCCAATCATAGTCGGCCCGGACCTCTTCGATGCTGCTGTATTCCGACCAATCGCAGCGTATGGCGATGGCGTCGAATTCAATGTCCTCGCCTATGGATGCGCTGTATTGCTCATACCAGCCACAGAGCGCCCGCAGTGCGGGGATGCTAAAAGGCTGATCATTAGGGCGAATTTTACGAAACCGCTCGACAAAGTCGTGGGTACGGAGTGTTACTATTACGGCCATGGCTCTAACTCCTTGCAATCTACGTGGTGGTGGTAGGTGACCCGGGCTTGGGACCGGGCCTGCGCTTTACAGCCCCCGTAGGGGCTGCCCTCAGCAAAGGGTTGGGGTTATGCATAGGCGGCCTCCCGGGCAGGCGGCCTGACCTTCGAGCAGTGGCGGGCTTTCTTAATCCCCACCCACTGCGGGGCGAAGTACGTCCAGCCCGGTGCCTCGTCCGGGCTGAACTGGACGGCAACGTCGGGGTTGCGCTGGGCGGCCACCGACAGGTGGCAGCCGAATCCCTCCGGCCCCTCGACGTAGGTGATGCCGGGGCCAGCGTTGCAGGCGTAGGTGATGTCGCCGAAGGGCGAGCAATCCCCGGCTTCGGGGACGAATCCGCCTAAGTTGACTCGTGGCTGTCTCATGGTTCTGACTCCTTATGGATGATGTGGTGGGTGGTGGATAGCCGCATGGCCTTGGAACCATGCTGGGCATTACAGCCCCGAAGGGCTGTCCTCTGCGTGGCTATTCGCTATGGATGTTGAGGGGCTTATCGTCGCCGGAAAAAACCCGCACGGAGCGAATCCAGCTGCGGGCTGTTTCTGCGTCCTCGAAATAATTCCAGAATGCGTTTTCCTCTCCGCCGTACTCATGCTCAACGGCACTGACAAGCTCTTGAATCGCTTCCCCGCTGTTGTTGAAGGTTATGCTTGTGATTTCAGCATACTCTTCAGCCCACTCTTCGCCGGGCTGCGGTGCCAAATAGATGGCACGATATACGGTGATGGAATTGCTTCCCATGGCTCTGACTCCTTGTAATGTGGTGGGTGGTGGTAGCCGCATGGCCTTGGAACCATGCCGGGCATTACAGCCCCGAAGGGCTGTCCTCTGCGTGGCTATCGGAGGGCGGAGGCGAACCGTGGCTCCTCTTCTTGAGCCTGTATTGCCTTCAAATCTTTTGTGATCTGATAGAACCCCGCTTGGACCGCAGCGAATGCTTCCCACTTAGTATCCAATTCAGGGTGGCTGCCGTCACCGGGCTCGTATTCGGAGGGCAAGCCCCCTGTCCCTCGAACCCCAAAAATCCGCTTCTCAAAGTCCTCTTCAGTCGCCTGAAGGGCATTGATTACGCGCCCTATGTTCCATGCCATGATGGTGGCTCCTTGTGGATGATGTGATGGTGGTAGCCGCACGACCTTGGAATCGTGCTGGGCATTACAGGCCCGAAGGCCTGTCCTCTGCGTGGCCACTTACCGTTTCATTCGTGGATAGGCCCTCCCAGTGCCTTTGCTACCTCCTGCAAAAACTCCTCGTTGGTCGTATCGTCATCGTCTCCATCGGCACCCGGTGCCAGCCCGTCGCGGTAGAGGATGATCCGTGACACGTATACTCGCGGTTCCTGATCGAAATGCCCCGCAAGCCGCCGGACGAAGTCAATCGCAGCCGTCTGTGCTTCTTTCTTTTTCATTGTTCGGTCCTCCCGTAGACTGCGTCGAGCAGCCCGGTTATGATGAGGCCGATGAGCAGGCCCCCTAAGATGCCGCCTCCGATGGCGGCGATGGCGATGATCATGATGTGGCCTCCTCGAAGTTGGGTCCCTCGAACTCCGGGTAGCTCTCGCCTGCGGCCTGCTGCCTGAGCGCCTCGCGCTCTGCCGCCCAGTAGCCCTCTGCGAAGGCCTCAGCCGCCGGGCTGTTGGGCTGCCACGAGACTACGTCCTCCTCCCGCAACTGGCCGTTCCAGACCAGCACACCCAGCCCGAAGTGCTTCCACTGGGGATGGGTGATGGGATATGGATTGCTGGGATTGATGTCTCCCATGGTGGTGGCTCCTCTGTGATGTGGTGAGTGTGACCCGGGCTTGGGACCGGATCTGCGCTTTAAGGCCCCGCAGGGCCCCCCTCAGCGTCATAGGACCTCGTAGCCTCCCGTGGAGCCCCGCCTGTAGCGGATCTCCACTGCGCCATACTGTGGGGAGGCGTAGTAGTCGAGAGGCGCGAAGGCGTCCTCGCTATCATTGTCGAGGGATCGGCCAGAGCAAACAAAATGGCCATCCCCGCAATAGATGCGGAAGTGGTGGCCTTCGCCACCCT